GGAGCCTGCCAAAAATTAGTAACTGTTCCACCGTCTGCTGAAGTATCTATATCTCCGTCTTTATTATATCTTCTAACTCCACTTGAAGTCCCTAAAGTAGTAGTATTTTTATGATAACTATTTGCAGCTTTTGTTCCTGAACTGTAAGTAGTAAATGTTGTTGTAGAAGGAACAATATATTCGTCGTCTTGATTTACTTTTACAGTATAAATTGTACTTCCTATTCTATATTTATTTTCTTCGTGCCAAGTACACCCACCTCTTCTATTCGCCTCAGTTTTTGAAGGGCTTGCCCCTTGATACTGCCAAGGACATGCATTGTGTCCTACTACACGATATGGTAGTGTTAATCCTTCAGTAGCAAATGGACTTGCTAATTCAAAAGATATTTCTAGTGCACTTTCTTGTTCTACTCTATCAATAACCCAGGTTTGTCTTGGAAACTCTATCGGGGTATTTCCTGAGCCAGGGTCGGCACTTCCATCTTTTAAATATTTAGCTAAAGTTCTTCTTCTAAAAAACTTTTTTCCAACTAAATTTTGATAATCTTGATTACCGATTGCTGATAAAAAATCTGTTGTAACATTGGAAAAAGTAATGACAGGTCTTGCACTTGGACCAGTGCTTTTTACTTCAAATTGCTCTGCTTGTATAGGTATTGCTGCATATGTTCTAAGAGTTGAATTACTATCAAAGTCATACATTTGCACTGCAGCTAAATCTGAATCAAGTTGAGGCGCAAAAAATGCTTTAGTTCCTGAACTATCTATTTCTATCTCATATAGATTTACTAATCCAGATGATTGTTCTAAACTTTGAACCTGTTTTACTGCAATCTTTTCCGTCATGCTTCATAACACCTTTGAAAAGTCGCACTTAAACTATAAAAATTATCGTATGCCCATGTTTGAGACCAACTTTTACAAGTTACTTTTATAGTTTCATCTCCATTACTATCGTCAATAGTCATTTCAAATTTAGTTACTCCACCTAGACCTTCAAAGAAAGCTACTAAATCATCTATCTCTGCTTTTGGTCTTGTGCTAAAAGATACATTCATAGTTTGGTCTAAAGTGTTTATTCCATCTGCAATTCTTTGTTCGTAGCCGTCTCCAAAACTTACTGCATGAATTCTTGGTGTGTTTTGACGAGTAAATCCTTTATCTACAGGTACAGCTGCGGAAAACCCACTTATATTTGCTCCACCATTTTGTCTTATTGCTGTTGCCATCTTAACTTAAAACTCCTCCAGGTCTTTTCTCTCTTTGTATTGTTTCCATTACAGAAGCCTGTATTGCCATACCTAGTGCTTTTCCTTGTTCTTCATTGAATGTTGAAGAAGCATTTCCACCTGCATCTACATTTATAACTACATTATTTACACTTCCTGCACCGCCCTGCATTTCTACAGGGATACTTCTACCGTTTGGTAGTGGAACAACTGCTTCTGTTCCATGCAGCATAGCAGGATATCCAGAGTTTGGTCCACTTGCTACACCTCCCATTGAATATGAACGATATCCTGGAGCACTCATTATTCCACCCTGTCTTCCTCCTACTCCAGGAAACATGCTTCCCATAATTCTAAGAGCCATTTGTTGAGCAAGTATTTGTGCCATTGCATTTAATACTGCTCTTGTCATGTCTTTAAATGCATCTTTTAAACTTTTTGTTCCATCAAGTAATCCTTGTATTGAAGAAGTAAGTGATTTTTCAAAACTTTCTGAAAAAGCTTTTCCTAGTTGTGCTGTTATACTAATACTGTCCTCTAATACATCTTTTTGTTGTTGCAATAATCCTAATCTTTGTTGTAGTTCTACTATTGCTTGTTGTGCGTCTTCTTTGTTTGCGGCATCTTGTAAAGTTACTCTTGCAAGTGCTATATCTGCTATTACTTTTTCTATTTCTGCTTGTTTTGTTGCTATTTTTAAATTAGTTTGTCTAACTTTTCCAAGATTAGTATTTGCTAAAATTCTATCTTTTAGATTTTTTAATGAGTTTGCTTGTGCTGCTTTTGCTGCTGTAAGAGCGTCCCCTTTAGTTATTGAATCGCCTAAAGCTGCTCCAATGCCACTAAGTTTATCAAACATTTGTACTTTTCTGAATTTTGTAAGTTCATCATCTGTAAGTGCATTTTCACCTTCTTTTGCTACTTTTTCTCTTAATCTTTGTGCTTCTGCTGTGCCACCAAATCCTTTTTCCCCTGTTGTCGCTATTATATTTCTTAAATTTTTGGTTTGGTTGGTTATTTCCCTCAAAGCTACACTAGAGGCTCTTGCTTTTGGAGCAATGCCCTGTAATGTTTGTGTTAGTTTTGTTGCTCCTTGTTCAAATCCCGCCAAGGCCGCTCCTCCCTCTACCGTTCTTGCAATAAAATCTTTTTCGGCATCGGTTAACTGCTCAACATCAGTTACTCCTCTTTCAAATATTCCAGCAAGTTCAGGAATAGTTTCTCCTACTGATTTCATTCTCGCTAAAAATTGGTTTTCTGCGTTTTCTACCTGTCGTTGTGCTTGAAAAACTGCCAATTCGCTCTCTGTCATTCTAACAGGTTCTGTAAATGTTTTTCCAGTATTTGGATTAACACGAGTTACCATCTTCTTTTTGTTGCCTTCCATCGTCAACTGTCTATCACTAAAAACCATATCTGTAAATTTAGTTCCAGCTCCTGCTTCTGCAGCTGCTAAATTTTCTCTTGCTTTGTTAATTAATCCAAAACCAAGTTGTTGACCAAATGCTTCTGTTACATTTGCAGCATTTTGTTTAAGTAATAAATCAAAACCTAAAGATACACCTTCTTCTGCCATTTTTTTATCTTTAGCAAACATTTTATCAAGTTCTTCATTTAATTCTTTTTGTCTTTTAAGTAACCCTGCTATACTATCGTCGGCCTCTTTTGTTTTCTGTCCAAACATACCCATTTTTTCAAGTCCTGCTTTTATTCCTTCAAAAGCAAGTAATCCAATACTTATTGCTGAAAAAATTGCAAAAGCTCTACTAATAACTTTTCCTGCAACAGAAGCTGCACGAGACATTCCTTTCATCGTAGAACTCCATGCTATTTTTATTCTTGCAAATTGTGCTTTCATAGTGAGCTCTAGTTTTTTACCTTCTAGTTTAACTTTTTCCGAAAAATTTACTTTATGTCCAACTGTCATACGATTCATAGTTGCAATCCAATCATTACGGATTTGTGCGTTCATATTTTTAAAGATACCTACTTTTTTTGTTGCTTGTGCCTTTAAAGAAGCAAGCTGTCTTTTAGATATATCTCTACCTGCTTGTAATGCTGCAAGACCTGAACCAGCAGCTCCTGGGCCTACTGAACCTGCCATTCCTTGTAAACCTCTTAATTGTGATTGGTATGTAGTTGCTGCTGCTCTCTGTGCAGCTAGTTGTTCTGCTTTTAATGCCTGCAATTCTCCTCTTGTTTCACGAATAGCAATATTTTGCCTATCAAAAGATTTTTCTGCTTCAGCAGCCATATTGTCAAAAGCAGGAAGCATACTCTGAATAAGTGGAAGAATAAATAAACCCAGTGCTCCAATAGCAGCTCTAAGATTATTTGAGAAAAAATTAGCAAGTGCTTCGGCTGGTCCTGCTATTGCTAATCTAAAAGTATTCATTAGGTCATCAAATGCTTTTGTGAGTTTATTTATTGAGTTTGTGGTTGGGTCTGATACCGCTGCGATTGCAGCAAATTTTTTGTCTACTTGGTCTAAAACTTCGTTTGTTACAGCTTGTGTTCTCTGGAACGCGTTTAAGCTTTCTTTACTCACTCCAAGAGCTGCTGCATAGTTTCTTGTTGCTGGGTCAAGTCTTAATATGATACCAAGTTCATCTAGTAGTTCTGGTTCTGCTTTTGTTACACCACGAACAAGACGATTAAAAGAGTCCGTAACATCTCTACCTAAAGCTACAGATACAAGTTTTGCAGACTCACCGAGTCTTACTAATTGGTCTGAAGTTAATCCAGCTGCTGTACCAATCGCTGCTGCTTGAGCTGCCTCAGTATATCTTACCTGAGCATCTGTTGCATCAATTATACGATTTGTTAAACTTTCATAGGCTACACCAGTAACGTGAGCATAGTTTGCCTGACCTTCTTTTAACACTCTATAGTCTGCCGCTTGAGTTAAGAATTGAAACACTGCAGTAAGAGCAAAAACGTTAGCGGCTAATGTTGCATAAGCAGGTACAAGAGAACCTGATATTCCTCTTGCTAAGTTAGCAAAGTTTTTTGTTTGGTTTGCAGTTTGGTTAATACCTTTTTTAGTAGCATAAGTAGTTTTTTGTTGTTGTTTTTCAACATTTTTTAGTTCTTTACCTGCTTTTTTAGTTTGACCAGCAAATACTTTAAGAGTGCCATCATCACTTACTTTAAATACTAAATCTGCTAAATTTATCTTTTTTGCCATTAACCTTGTACATTTATGCCCGGCTTAGTGCCTGCCTTTGCTCTTCTTTTTGAGGCTTCTTGTTTTTGTTTTGCCTCTGCATTCATTTTATTTGTATGTCTAGCTTCTATATGTTTTAAAAAATACACTACTGTTCGTCTATCCTCTACGTCCCAAGTGTCAAGTAGTATTCCTAATGCTGACATATCTTTTCCCATATGAATTCCATTCATACCGTCCCATCTATCAGGCATAAGGTCATGCAATAAAAAAGCCACCTGAACTTCAAACGGATAATCCGCAGTAGTTGGTGGCATATCGTCTTTATTAGGTTCAACTCCTGTTTGGTCACACATTTCTAAGTATGCCAATTCAGTAAGTTGACCTTGTTTAAATTGTCTATCAAGTAGAGAAAGTATCTGTTCTACTTGACTTTGGTAAAATTTTCTAAATCTCCTGTGACTTCAGTTACCCAAGTATCAAAATCGTTTGCATTTTTCATTAAGATTTCTGCATTTTCTTGTGTAAAAGGAAGTTCATCTTCAGGATTGAGACTACTAATATCCACCAATAGAAGCTCTTCTAGGTAAGAATATTTTAAACCGCTCCACCCCTTGATTACAGCTTTTACATATTCGATTAAAAACTTTTCTTCGTCTAATTGTTCTTCAAAAGCTCTTGTTTTACGATTAAGCTTTTGTGAAACACAACGATTTCTAAGTTTTATTAATTCTTCTCTTGCTAAATAGCAAAGGTCTACGCTGAATCCAGATAAAGTTGGATAATCAACTGTGACCGTTTTACTTGGAGTTAATAAACTCGCTAGTGATACTGGTTGTTGTTTTTCTTCTGTCATTTATTTTTCCTATAAAAGAGGGAGAGTTGCCTCTCCCTCGTTAAATTATTTATGTTACAGTTGGCCCAAGGAAAATCATATCTATTTCGTCTGTTGCATCAACTGATGTTGGTAATGCGTGGAAAGTCGTTTCCAAGCTAACTATGTCGTCTATTGAGTGTGTTGGCACTTCAAGATGACAAGTATCTAAGTTCATCTCTAATCTTGGAGTATTTCCTGTTCCGCCGACTTTGAAAGTTAAATCAAAATCATTTGTTATAACACCTGTAGATTCAATTATGTCTTCAAATAAATCTGCACTTGAAGCCCCACTAGCAGGAGTGTTAAGATAACAAGTAAAATTACCTGTTACTGAACGAGTTCCTGTAACGTGACCCAAAGGTTGATTAATTAAACCTAATGTTTCTGGTGTTAGATAAGTCATATTATTACTTATAGTTACA